CAGCAGATAGCAAAGGCGGCCCGTAGACTCGCAAAGAAAGCCGAGCGCGGCACGCTGACAAAGACACAGATCAGAGGCCTGAATAAATGAGCGTCGACACCATCGAGAAGGCGATCCGATCAGTCCTCGTCGCTGATAGCGCGGTGAAGGCGATAACCACCCGCTGTTATCCGGCGACGTTGCCGCAGGACCCGACATACCCCCTGATACTGTTTTCCAAGGTCACGGGTAACCGCGACCATCACCTTCAAGGCCCGTCTGGACTCGCACACCCGCGTTTTCAGGTTGAGGCATGGGCGCTTACCTACGATGCGGCAAAAGCTCTTGCAAACGCTATCAGGGTGGCACTGGACGGATACGCAGGAACGCAGGGAACCGTCGTTATCAGGTCGATCATCATGGATTCGGAGCGTGACTTTTACGAAGACGCTGTATCGTGCCACAGGGTCGTCATGGACTTCTTTACCTGGCACGAAGAATAAGACAAGGAGGACAAGAAAATGTCAGACGGAATAGTTTCCCAGGGAACAAAGCTCGAAATGGAAACCGGGACCGGTGATGCTGTTGCCACCGTTACCGCTACGGTAGGATACCCCACGATTATCACGAAGGCCTCCCACGGGTTGACCAACGGCACTGTTGCAACATTGTCCGCTTTCGCCGGCGCCGATGCCGCATTGATGAACGGTGAGGTTGTGGTGATCAAGAACGTCACCACGAACACC